GTTCAATGAATTAGAATGGTAAGTCACCGTCAGGTTCAGCTCCAGCCTGTGGGTCAGTATATGACGCTCCTCCGATAACACCTTCTTCAGATGAACTATCACCGTAAACGTATTTACCCAAATCAGATGACCATCTTGGAGTCTCTCCACGAGCGATTGCTTCCAAATACTCAACAGGTTTCTTAGAGTAAACATCAGCCCAAGTAAGTGGGTCTTCAGTCCAAGCTTTAGCCGTGTCAGCATCTGTGTGAACAGGTGATGGGTCGTCGTGCATTACAGTTTGGATAACTGTGTAGGTAGCACCTTTAGGAGTTTTTGCTTTAGCCAACTCGATGATTAAATCACGTCCATTAACAGGGTCAGTGATATCACCTTTAGCTTTCCAAATCGGAATGATTTTGTCAAGGATACCCTCGTTTTTGTAATTGTGTTTGAAACGCCAGAACTTAACTCCGTCCGCTTCGTTATCACGGTCAACTACTTTAACGATATAGAATTTACGAGGTTTGTAAGCCTTTGCAAGTTCTTTATCAGATTCCTTTCCTGTTGACATTAATTCATCGTGAATTTCAGTCAAAGGTGAACGCTCATTGTCGTTCTTTCCTGGGTCATAGATTTTATTCCATTTACCCTCAACTTGAACTTCGTGATACCAAACCTCTTTGAAGGGTGATGACCCGTCAGGTGTTGGTAGAATACGAAGTCTCTTTTGTGCAGAGTTTTCATTGTTCGGCAAGATAGCCGCAAAGTATTTTTTCATTCTGTCTTCTTGAGACATTTTTGAGGTGTTACTTCCACCTGATTTCGCTTTTTCGTACTGAGCGAGTACAGCATCTAAAGAATTTGTCGCCATTGTTTATAGAAATTTAAGTTAATAATTCAAGTATAGTTGTGTCAGCCGTAATAGTCAAATAATTTTTATCTGTAACTGTATGATTGTGTATCATCATCAGAAGCCAAATAATCATTAAAACTATTTTTAATCTCAGAAGGTGTATACGATTCAACATCATCAGATGTTATAACATATTCATTTTTTCCTGATTTTTCAATATCTTCCATTTTGTCATCAAAAAAATCAGTCAATTTTTGATTAAATGGTCCCGAGTCAAGACTTCTCAATTCTAATTTTTCTTGTGGAGTCTTTTCTCTATATTTTTCAATCTTTTGTTCAATACTATTAATCTTGTTCATAATATTGTCCATTTCAGATAATTTACTTTCCAAAGTTGATAGTTGGTTAAATAAATTTTCAAAATACTCAGATTGTTTATCTTCCATATTTTTTTGAGATGTCACTAAATCAGTAATATCTAATTCTTCAGTGTCCTCACCTTCTTCTTCACTCTCGCCATCTTTACCGATTTTTTCAACATCGGGGTCATTTTCAACATCAATAGGTGTTGGTTCTGTTCCCGCAGCCGGAGGTGGTGGTGGTGTTGTAGCATCAGGTGCCGCAGCGTCTGCAGGTGGTGGCGGTGGTAATTCTTCACCAGGGGCTGGTGGTGTTTCAAGAGCATCTTGCTCCATAATGTATTTGTTGATTTTGTTATACCTTGTTAACTCCTCAATAATCGTTTTAGATACGTCCATTTTTTTATCCGTTCAATAATTGTTTATATCCTTGTGTTGTTTCCACATTAATTTTTTTATTAACTGTCATAGTGTTGTTAACTCTTTCAATTAATCCATCTTTCATTCTTACAGTATAGCAATCTCCTGTATCTAAATCACAAACTTCTTTAAAACCATTACCTTTATCGGTTTCAGTTATTCTTGTGTTTTTACCAAGATATCTGTCTAAAGCATCTTTTGTATTCATAACTTTTTATTTATAAATATCTAGTTTAATTAAAAATTACAAATTTATATAGTGGTAGAAACTCTTTGAATTTGTTGTTCTCGAGTTGTGTCCAAATTCCCATTTGGTAATATTGGATTTAGGGTACATTGGAATTGGTATTTTGAGTTATTAACACATTCACTATCCGTTTGAGATATTATATCCTCAATTGGAATTTGTACTTTAGCTCCGTTTTCAACAATATAACTACTAGATAAAGTTGTCCATTCATCTGATTTACAATCATCAGGCTCAATTTGTCTTTGTTCAGCAATTATTATTTTCCATAAACCTCCGTTAGGGTCATTAATTGCAATAACAAATGTTGGTTCCAAATTAATAGTGGTAGTTACACCAAAAATTAATTGGGTTGTCGTATTATTAGTTAAATTGTTATTGTTTGTTTCAGTTTCTGTAGGTGGTGGTGGAGGATTAAGATTAACAGGATTCAATACCAAATAAGCCTGAGAAACTTTTTCTCTAATAATTGAGTAGCTTGGAGCATTTTTACTGATATATTCGTCATAATAAGCGTCAGTTTGTTGTGATTGTAATGACCAATATTTAATATAGAATTTAGTTAAATCTTCAACAATTGTAATGTCAGTAGAAAACTGTAAATCTGAGTAATAGTTAGTTAAATATTTGTCCATAAACTGCAGGTTATATGCAATATTTGGAAATTTAACAATCGGTGTTAATTTATCACCAAAATTTAAACACGTATATTCTTTATCAAATTTAGTAGGTAAATCACCTGTCCATTTTCTATTTAAATTCACATTTGTTAAATTGTTATTAAAGAATGTAATATTATTATTTAAATTGTTTGACAAATAAATAATTGTAAATAATGCAGCTTTTTTCTGTAAATTAGTTGTAACTAATCCAATCTCATCAATAACTCGAGTGTAACTCAATGTCTTACTACTACCGGTCACTTTAGTATATGTGTTGTACGCCGAATTTGGTTCACAACTTTCATTTCTAGTATCTACAGGAGTGTTAGTAACAGAATTAGTTGTTTCGGATAATTGTTGAGTTATTGTCGTCGCCGATTTCTGAACTTTTTCTTTTTGAGTTTTATATTGTTGGTAGTAATTTTTAGAAATTTCTAATTTTAAACTTGATAATAACCCTTGTTGGTCGGGTAATGTATATACTTTTTGTCTAACCCCCGAAAATGTAGTTTCAAATGAACCTGGAGCAATAGTGTGGTTTACTTCAAGAATTAAATAAGGACCACTAAACATTGGTACATTTCTTAATGTGAAATACATTACGGGTTGAATAATCGCATTACCCATTGACTGAACTGTACAAGAGTAACTTCTATTTTTATATAAGTTAAATAAACTAACGTTTTGAGTTTGTGACCTTTTTCCATTTGTTAATTGTGATAATTCGTATTGCATTAATAATGACTCAGAAGTCGCCTTTCCAATGTCTTGAGCCAAATTTAGATTATAAAACATACTTTGTTTTTGTAGACCAAAATCAACCGCAAATCCAACAACTTTATTAGACTTTTCATCTCCCGTTGACCCATTTACTCGTATATCCGGGTTATTTTGAGCCCTGTCAAGTCTATATGAATCATCACAAAAACCATTTTGTTTAGTATCAATTAAGGTGTTACTTGATGGGTCCGAAGATAAAATATTTACAAATTTAGTATTAGTATCTGTATAATCAACTTCAGTAAAAGTTCCAAACATTAAGTTAGCACTTTCTTGTGGTCCACCCGCACCATTTTTTTGGTTATAAAAATTAATATAAGCCGGCATTGTAAATGTCACAAAATGGTGGTCTTTAAGTATTTCCGCGATAATTGTATAAATTGATACCTTAACATTAACCTCTTTAATTTTACTATTAACTTTAAAAATATCCACAAGTATTTTATCTCCAACATCTCTACTTGCTTTATCTAAAAACAAAAATGATTCTAAAAATGAGTCTTGGTCAAAATTATTAGAAGCAACCCATTTATCATTTAAGGCTTTAAACATATCATAATATTCAACTTTATCTTGACCACCAATAGAAGCTGAAGCAATAGTTTTAATACTTTCAATTTTAACTTCAGGTAATGTTTTTTGTAATGTGTTCAATGTATTATTTAATACATTAAACTTAAATGTATTTTTAATTGATAAGTATAATCGATTATCAGTTATAAAGTCCGCGGCAGTTTTAGTAGGATTTTTATACACATAACTTGCATATAATTTAATTACTGATGATAATAACTTTATGTTATCTACCGTAAATGGAATATTAAATATGTCAAAAAAGTTTGTAATACTCGAACCCGTATCTGAATAAACATTATCTTTGATTGTTGAAAATCCCACATACTCTTGTAGGGTCTTCCATTCGTTAGGATAGTTTAATTGTGAATCAATTAAATCTGTAAAATTACTTGGTGTTGGTACTGAGTCAGGTGTTGATACAACATATGAACCAAAATCAATCGGGTCGACAACCAATGCTAAATCAGCAACACCTGTTGACCTTCCACTACTAAAAAACGAATCGTAAACTGTTCTATTAAAATCGTAAGGATTTGCTCGTTTTAAAACAACATCAACATTTAAAAATTGATTGATTGTTTGAATCTTATTATTAAACTGAGTATTTTGAATTTGAGAGATAACTTGTTGTGAACTACTACCACTTAGATTAGGAACTTTAACTAATAATTTCATAATCATTTGGAAATTTTTATATTCCGAAATAGTTGTAGCATTTGAACTTTGGTTTGAAAATTCTTTTTCCGTTTGTGAGAATTTTAAAAATTCTGTCTCAAAAATATCTAATTCATCTTTAGTGAAAACTCCAAATATATCTTCAATGTTTGAATACCCGTTTTGTGAAATAAATGTAAACTCATTCTGATTTTTATTATCAGAGTTAATGTTTGACATATATTCATCATAATTTGGTTTTGTAATTGATGTTGGGTCAAAGTAACCAAAGTGAGGATTTGACCAATCTAATCTTACTGACCCATTATATGTACCAGGAACATCAAAATCTTTTTGTAAGTCACCTGTACCTGTATTAAAAAATTCATAGTACAATTGATTTACATTTGAACCAAAAGAAGGTAATACGTAATAACTTCCATCATTACTTACCATATTTCTAAGTGTACAAGAATAGGTAGAAATGTTTAAATATAACGATGGGTCATAGGTACTTTCATTACTCGTTATACGAGTACTATTCGGGGAATACATTTTAAATGTATTATCTGACAAATAATATGACATTGTATTTCCAATGTTTGTATAATTTAAATCAATTAAATCATACCCATTATAAAAATAACTAAAGTCGTTTATTAATTTAGGATAGAACCCTAATGAAATAGTTTCATAAACAAATCCTGGTAAACTTACAATATCGGTTTCTTTAAGTTTTATGTTAAATGTTTCAGTTGCCGATGTTATCGTATACGTAGTACTTAAATTACCGTCAACAGGATTATATCCAGTTTGATAATCAAATTCTGACCAACATCCATCTAAGATGTCAACACCTGTCTCAATATACGTTTTATATCTATACCATATAGAACCATATTTTAAAATCCAAGCGTATGGTAATTTATGAAGACCACCAAACTTTCTAAATGATGACGCAATATAATCTAATTCAGTGTAGTTTTGATTACCATCTGCAGTACCTGAAGCTGGCATATATTTTTTATATCTTTCCCTTAACGTCGCTAAAGGTAACGAATTTAAAAATAAATAAGCCGATTGAACATAAGCAGTGATTGACCCAGATTTTTCATTACGAACACCGTTCTGTATTGAATTAATAAAAAATGGTGTGTTAAACATTGAGGTACATTGGGCTTGTGACATTAATCCATTGTAATTGTCATAAAAAACACCACCCACAGTAACTAATGAATTTTTAGTATCAGTAAGTAAATCAGTATAAAATTGGTTATTAAAATTACTTGTGTTAATTTGTTGTGACTTTCTGTAATTAAAATTTGTTACAGGTCGATTGTAATCAACATCAGTATTCTTGTCATAATTTGTAACAGTCTTCAATGTAGTATTAAAAATAATTGACTGAGAAGTACTATTAAATAAATCATAATTAGTAATACTTTTACCATCAGAAATATTTGTCCTTATCCAATCATTACTAATAAATGGTAACGTATCATAAAAATAATATTTGTTATGGGTACCCCCTTGGAAATATGAAACAACAGTATCTGGTTTATCAAAATCAGGTATTGGTTGTGAGAACTCTGAAGGGTAATTAAAATACAGTTTTGAAGGAACTTGAGTTGTTTCATAAATTTCTTTAGTCACAAACCTATCTCTGATATATTTGTTCCAAGATTCCCCTGTGCCGTTATTTGAAATGTGTTGTAAATAATCGTTATATCCCGCAACGTCAGGTTTGTAATTTACCAGTAAATCTAAAAGGTATGGGTTACTTGTACCAATACTATTTGTAATACTTTTTGAGGTTGATTCAGTAAGTAAATTAATTAATTGTGTTTTTTGATTTTCTTCTCTATCAAACCCTTGGTAATAAGTTGGTAACATAATTCTTTCAATTATTTCATAAAAGAATTTTGTTTCATCTTTATCTGAAAACATTGAACTATTAATTGGGGTGTCAAAAGTTGATAATGATAATCTATAAACATCTTTAGTTTCATTTTGATTTGACACATAAGGATTTGGGGTACTTTCTCTTTGAGAGAATCCTTTAACAAATTCTTCAACAAATTCAACTTCAGGCCATATCTCATAGTTTTGTGATTGAACCGCATTTTGATATTCAGGGTCTCCAGGATATGCAATTTCATATTTAGTATCTCCCGAAGCGGTAGTTCTTTTAACATTAAACATTGGCCAAGGAAATACTTCCGCAGTTGCTACAGGTTGTGATGTATTATTACAGTTAATATCATTTACAGTGTATTGTCCTTTACGATATTGATTATCTCTTTGAGCATATGCCTTAGTGTGTACATCATCTAATAAACCATAAAACGCCTCAACACTAACAACAAATACCGCAATAATATTCCTAATTGTTGGGGAAAACCCAATACCATTACCATTAGGACTTGATAATATTTTTTCTAAATCACTTGCCAGTTTATCTTCATACTCTTTACGTCTTTCAATTGATTTCTTTTTTAACTCATTAGTATAGTACATAAACGTACTTTCATTCCCTTCAAAAACAAAAAATTGATTCGGTACCGATTTAATATCAGAACCTTCAGAATTAATAGATACTGCACCTCCAATAACCTTAGATAAACTATCAGTAAACTCAGTTAATCCTGATGTTGGCGGTTGTTTACGATATCGTGCGATATAAGTTTGCTCAATATCAATTTGGTCAACTGTAAATGATATTTTTAAATCTTCTATTGTAATTTTAGAAGGTAGACTTAAACTACTTTTATTAATTAATGTATTGTAATTTAAAATTATTTTTTCAAGTTCTTGAACTGCATTAACTCTATCTTGTTGAGTAATTTCACCAGTTCTTCCTTTAGTATTAAATTTAGGTCTAAAAGTAAAATATTTTCTTTTAGTTACTTTATCAATAAAAAAATCCTGAGAATCCATATATTGATTAAACCAAGAATCTCCACCCGCATACAAATAAACTTCCCCTTGATACTTTTCAACATTATCTAAATAAGTGTCACAATCAGTCAGTGGCTGGAAATCAACTTGCCCTGAATTAGTTAATACGTCTTGTACAAATTTATCTAATTTATATTGTAATTCTTGAACTGTGATGTTTGGAAAATTTGCAGGTA